GGACGCAGCCGCTGGCGTTTTTAGCCTCTTCAAAGTTAAGGCCGTTGCTGCTAATACTACTGTGGAACTCCTGACGGCCCCATTGGTCGTTGAGGAGGGTGAAATACTAAAAGTTACAGCGGCCACGGCAAATCGATTGCACGTTGTGGCTTCATTCTTGGAGGTAAGTTAATGGCATACGGCGCATTGGGCGACATTGTAGACTTAGGTGATGGCCGCTATAAAATCACCACCACAGAAAGAAGCGCATTGGCACCAATGTTAACGGCGCAGGATTATGTAAATTTCGCCCGTGGCGAAGCTAAAAACTTCTTTGAATTTAATCCAAATGAATCTTTCATGTTTGCTCCGCAGGATGATTTACCAGAAAAGAAAGAGGGTATGGACTTAGACATGCCCAGCGGGGGCATGACGCCAGAGCAATTGGCCGCTGGCGCGGGGGCGACTGTTGGGCAAGTGGCTGGTCAAATTGGTGCGGCTGCGGCAGCAAGTGAAGGCTTGTCAGGCACAAATCTACTTGCTGGGGTTCCATTTTCAAGTTCGTTTGCTCTGGGAGAGGATGCGCGTAGGCCAGTAATAAAAGGTGGTCGGCCTGTTTATGAAACCGCAGATGGAGCGCCAACATTTGATTTGTCAACTAAAAATGCACAAGGGAAATTAGTACAAAACAAGGAAGTAAGCAAAGACCCAAACGCCCTTCAAAAAGCAGGACAAAATCTTGCACGTGCAAGAAACCAGATTAGGCTAGGTGGGTTTAAACCTGACTTAGTGAAAGATCAAGATCGACTTCTTGGAACAAACCCAAATATATTCCAAGACTTTTTGCCAGATCAATCTGGAAAAGGGAGCATGGGTTACGGTAGTAGGGTCGTTGACCGACTGAACCCACTTGGTGACGCGGGTAGTGCTGGCCGAATAAATTACACAACGTCTATGTATGCTGGAGGCGCAAACGCCCTCACTCAAATGGCGTTTGGGGTAAAGCCAAAGCAAGCAATTAAAAGTGCAGCAAAAACAGAAGCTGTACGACTGGGCGTATCGGCACTAACAGGAAGCCAAACGATTGGTAATATTGCTGCAATGGTAGCTCCCAAGGTTATAAAAGTCGCTGAAAAAATAGGGCGAAAGTTCGAAAAATTATTCGGCATCGGTTAAACATAAAAGGAGGCCAACATGGCTGAAGGAATGAACGGACAAAGACCACCCATGCCCGACATGGCTGGCGCGAATATGGGGCCGCAACCCCGCGACGATATAGGAATGGGCAAGGGTATTCCCGAAGATGTTAAAATGGCAGTCATGCAGCCAGACCCCGAAATCGGTGCTGTCATCATGGCGCGGCTGGGATCAATGACAGAAGAGCAACTTGAAATGCTTGATCGTGCCATTAGCCCAGAGGCCGCGCAGGCTCTCCTAATGATCCTGCCAGAGCTTGCGGAGCTTATCGGGGCCATCGAAGAAGTTACTGGCCCAGACGAGGAGGCAATGATGGCTCAAGCCGCTCCAGCCCCCCGTCAGGCTCCACCAATGGGCGCACTGGGTGGCATGGCGTGATGGTGCGATTGGCGACAGTAGAAGACCTGTCTGAAATTTACATGATGCTACACGTCATGCATTCAGAGACAGTGTCTGGCACATCGCCAATCAATTCTGAAAAACTAACCAACGCAATTAGCAATGCCCTCCACAGGGGCGTTGTGATTATCGCGGAGGTTGACGGTAAAATCGTTGGGGGCATTGGTGGCATGGAAACATCCGACTGGTGGTCAGACGAGAAATACTTAGGTGACCTATTCTTCTTCGTATATGAAGAACATAGGAAATCAAAAATTGCAGTAAATCTGATCAAGAGCTTTATGGAAATTGGTAGAGATGCTGGAATAAAGGTCAAGCTGGGTCACGTCTACGGTAGTGACGGCGAACGAAAAGATAAATTTTATGAGCGACTTGGTTTAGCCAAGGTAGGTTCGCTCTACATGGAGGCTTAAATGGGCAGCTTTTGCACACCAACATATGAAGAATTTCCAACCTCATCTGAGACAGTTGAGGGTACGGAAATCCCAGCATGGGTTGCCGCCGCTGGACGTAGAATATTTCAAAGTGCTGCCACAGTGGCTAACGAGCCATACAACCCATACTCTGGCATTCAACAGGCTTCCTATGATGCTGAAGGAAACATCACTAGGGGTGGCAACCCGCTCTCCTTAGATGAGCGTAGGGGTGGAGATATTTTACGGGACGGCGCAAGCAGCTATCAGCCGTTTTACGATAAGGCAGGAAATATTGCTGACACCCTTGGCGGTGGCTACGACAGTATGACCCGCGAAGAGCTTATGGGCGATCAGTTTCAAATTGGCGACTCATTTAATCTTGAGGGCGCACAGCCCTTTATGGACATCTATCAGGGCGCAATGGACCCCGCTGTTCGTGAAATCGAAGAGCAGACAATTCGCGCACAGAACGAGGCCAGATCACGCGCTGCAAGGGGCGGTGGTGGCTTTGGGTCACGTCTGGGCATTATGGAGGCAGAAGCCGCCACAGGGGGCGCACAGGCCGCAGGAGACCTAAGAGCGGGAGCCGCACGGGAGGGTCTGCAATTCGCAGCCAATCGCTTTGATACAGATTATGACCGAAGAAAAACAGTATTTGATGATCAGCGATCCGCACGATTTGGTGCGGAAGATGCCGCCCGTACTGCCTATGAATCTGATGAGGCTTCCCGCATTAATCAAATGAGTGCCTACCAAGGGCAGGGCGTTGATATAATGAACCTGCAAAACCAAGCGGCGCAGGGTCTCATTACGACTGGCGAGGCGAAGCGAAAGCTGGATCAGCAAGCCCTTGATATTGCTTACGCATCCTATTTAGACGAAAAACAAGCTCCGTTTGACAACATCAATTTTGCATTGGGCGCTTTGTCTGGCACCCCGTACAACAAGAGCAGCTATGGCTACACCACTGGATCGCAGTATCAGGCGCAGCCATCTGTGTATGGGCAGACAATTGGCGCAGTTGGTCAAATTGGTGCGGCTGCTTTAAAGTACGCGAATACATAAATGGCAACGCTGTCTGAATTGTTGAGAGACATTGGGGGCAGCGTAAGCACGATGAAAGACGATCTGCGGAATGCGGAATTGGAGAATAAGATGGCTTTAAGTAATAATTTAGGCGCAGCGGCTGGAATGGAACTTGACCCTACCCGTGGCGTTTTGAATAAAATAAGTGGAAACAATGCTGACTTAGTTAATCAATATGTCAATCAAGCCTTGCCAATGCCCGAAGAGGCCGACCCCTACATGGCGGCGTTTGAGTTCTTCCGCAAAATGTCTGAAGTTTCATCGATACCGGGCCAGACCTTACTTGGTGCCACCACTCTCTCCGTGGGAGCGCCCATAGACTATCTGAACGCAAAAAAAGCAGAGATAGACAAGGTAGAGCAGGCACGGGCCGCTCTGGGCCTCCAGATCGCTCCTAGCTTAAAGCCGAAGGCGGCGACCTACCGCGATCCGAAAGAATACATGATTGAAGTTCCAGTCTTGGATGACAAAGGGGAACCAACTGGAGCTTATGAGCCAGCATATCGTGACTTCTTAACAGCTAAAGGATTTGCCGATCTGCAAGAACAAGGCGCAAGATTTAAAAGTGTTGAAAAGTCAACTGGGGCAGCAGGCAAAGTAAGTCTTAATAAATATTTAGACCCATCACGAACAGATGACCCTGCAACAAAAAATGTTAATGAGCAAATAATACAGTTAAGCCCTGCTGAATACCAAGCACGGATGACCGCAAACAACCCTGTTTACCCACTGGCGGCGACTGATAGTGCGTTGATCGACCCAGTAGATACAAGTCTGGGCAACTCAAGAAAAACAGTTATTTACGGCAACGGCACAACTTTAACTACATATGATAGTGGCTCTGTTTTAAGAGAGGGCGGTAGTAACGAACCTGTTTCACAAGCAGATTTTGAAAGAGTAATGAATGAAGCCCGTAAGGCTGGTATTACTGATACTTTAAGAGGCTCTGCCGCCGCAGAGGCTGGCAAGAGTGCTGTTCAAATTGGTGTTGAAGCTCTGAAAAGTATTGGGAAACTAACAAACTCAATTGAGCTTTTGAAAAAAGCTAGGGTGCTTGTAGATTTGCCGTCAGGTGGAGCCAATACTGGTTGGCTTGAAAGTAAGTTTCCAAGCGTTTTTGCGTCATCTATTGCTTTAGACACTCTCCGAAACGAACTTGGTTTGGCTGTCGTTGGCATGAATACATTTGGGGCATTAAGTGCGGGAGAATTAGAACTTGCGCTGGCAACTTCGCTTCCAAATACAATGCAAGAGGAAGAGCTTTCACAATGGATTTCTGATAAAGTTGTCGCGCAAGAAAAATTAAGAATACACTATGCAAAAGCTGCCGAATACTTAACTGATCCACTGGGTGGTGGGATTTCTAAATGGGTGGAAATCCAAAGAAATAGATTTGAAGTTGAGCAGGGTGAAGAGGCACAAAGAGCGGCTGATGTTATAACAAACATGACAGATTCAGATTTTCGCGCAATTACTCCTCAAGATAAAATGGCAATGACAGTGGCTGAATTGCAAGCATATTTAGCAAGAATAGGAGGGTAATAAAATGGCTGGAAAAAACATAAAAAGCATGAGCAAAGAAGAATTGCACAGGCAGATATTGCTTTTAGAGGCATTGAAGATAGTAGAGAAAGATCAGGCCGAAACCACCGCAGCCGAAACCACATCCACAATGCCAGTTCCTGTTGCTGAGGATGGCACGGCCAAGGTGCAACCTAAAAGAACCCCCGTACCACTGCGTCAGCAGATGTCCAAAGAGGGCCGCGATCTGGCTGAAAAAGCAGCAACAGGTGTAAACCTATCTGGTGAGGGCGGCATTGTTGACGTACCTGACGAGGTTCTACTGTACGGATACAGCGATGCCCAGAAAGCTGCTGACCCATCATTAAAAGATGGACCCACAATCACCATACCTCAAGCCGTGCAATCTGCACTAGAGCTTATTGGTGACGCAGGATTAACCGTGGCAGGAACTGCCTCAGAGGGCGCTGGATACGTTATTGGTGGCATTGCAGACCTGTTTATGAAGGCAGGCATGAGCGAAGGAAACGCAACAAGATTTGCAAATGACATGATGTCAATGCCAGACGCATTTATGGGTTCTCCAAGCTCTCTGATGCGTGGCCGTCAAATGCTAAATCCAAGTGTGGGCGGCATAACAGAGGCTAAGGTGGCTAGACAGTTTACCCCTGACGAGCTTGCCGCAATGCGTACTGTTCAAGCCCCTGCCCCCGTTGCAGCGGCCCCCACGGCACAGACCGCAGCACAGGCGGCTCCCACCCTAACTCCAGATGCGTTGGGCAAATTAATTCGTGTGGCATCCACTGGCGGCAGAGGTTCCCAGAAGGCAGCGGAAGCCCTAGCTGCGGCAGCTAAAGTAAACCCAGACGCAGCGGCAGCGGCAGAGCGCCTTGGCATTGACGTGCCAGCAGATATTTTAAGCAATGACACGCAGCTAAAAAGTGCGGCTGGTCTAAGCCGATCACTTGCAGGGTCTGAAGCCGAAGCAGATTTCAGAAATGTTGTTGTGGCTGCATCTAGACGCGCCAATGAAGTAATGGCAGAAATGGATGCCACACCTGACATTTCTACAGTCGCTGCAAGAATTAAAACAACTGTCTTGCAAACGAGAGCAGAGTTAGAAAGAGCCGCAGGTGGATTGTACAAAGAGGTTGACGCAGCAGTTCCCGCAAGCTCACTGGTTGAACCACAAAATAGTGTTATGCTGTTGAATAAAATGCTTGAAGAACTTGGCGGCGTAGGTGGTTTGGCAGGCAAAGAAAAAATGCTTTTCGATAAATTAACAGACCCAAACACACCATTAACTTATGCCGCACTAAAAAAATTCAGAACCAGCATTGGTAAAGCCATAAACAAGGGCGAAGGCGAATTTGCCGATATGGATACTGGCACTGCGAAACGTATATATAGAGCATTAACCGAAGATTATCTTTCAACGGCGCAAAGAGTGGCCGAAAAATTAAACCCCGGCACAGGAGCCGAAGTAAAAGCCACACTGCGTTTGGCAAATCAAACAACGGTGAAGCAAAAAGCTCTTGAAAAACGTATGGTTAATTTCTTTGCTAAAGATGGCGAAAAAAGTATAGCCAGCGTTTTAACAGCAGCAATGTCACAGGGATCAAAAAAGGGAGATATTACAAATCTAAACAGGATTTTAAAATTAGTTCCCCAAGAAATGCAAAGAGAGGCATTGGCAACTGCACTTGGCGCAATATCTAGGTCTGATAATCAGGCATTTGATGGGCCGTTTGATTTTGCCAAATTTTCGTCAACTTTTAATGCGCTTAAAATAAACAATGATGTTTATAAACGGGTGATTAAAATTCTTGGCCCCGAAACGGAAAAGGTCTTCAATGATCTTAATGACATCTCCAAGCTCATCACGCAGGGCCGTGCGGCGGTTATTCCGACAGGTAAAGCCAATCAAGCTCTGGTGCAGGCGATTACTGCCGAAGGAGCCGTAAAAACTGTTTTCCAAAGAATTATGGGGAATAGAATTGTTCGTGCTGGCGTTGGTTATGTGGGTGGGGGCCAAGCTGGGGCTATGGCTATGGACACTCTGGGTGAGATTTTGTTGTCAAAAAAAGACAAAGTTAAAATTGCTGCGGCGGGTGATTTCTTTAATAGCTCTACGTTCAAAAAACTTGCCGTCTCAGCGTCTGAACCAGAAATTGTTGCTGCAATTAAAACGCCTGCGTTTAAGCGGCTTGCGAATGCTCTCAATATTAGTGATGGCCGTGGGTTCTTGGAGGCTGCACTGTTGGCGTCTTCAACAAATGAAAGCAGTGTGGGGCCAGCAGAAGCGGCCACGCCAGAGGCACAGGCGGCGTTTGACAGTGTCAGTGTGCCAACAGTGCAGATTGACCCAGAGGGGGCCACAGCGGCTCTCATAAGGGCCATCCAAGAACAGAAGGTTGTCTCTAGTAAAGTCCAGCAGGCCGCACAATAGGATAGCTGTTCACAGCCCCTCAGACGCGCTATGGTGGCCGTAATAAACTTTTAGGGGGCATGAACAATGATTGACCCAGTTAGCGCGTTTGCCATAGCCAGTACGGCCTATACCAGTTTCCGTAAAATTATTGGACATGCTCAGGATTTAGAGGGCGTTTCTAAGCAATTAGGATCGTGGTACGGGGCTTGCGCTGATATCAATCGTGCAGAGGCACAGCGAAAAAATCCTACGTTTCTTGAGAGGGCCACACAAGGACAATCTATAGAAGAAGAAGCCCTTCAGATACTCATCCATAAGAAGACTTTAAAAGAGCGAGAAATCGAAATTAAAAATTTACTTGACCTCAGATTTGGATATGGCTGCTACGATGAAATGCTGGGTATGCGCCGTCAGATCAGAAAAGAACGAGAGCAGATGGTTCATGAACGTGAAGAATCAAAGCGGCAAATTCAAAACAATATGGCGATCTTAGGTCTGTCAATTTTAATAATTGGGTTTTTAGGTGGTGCTATTTATTTGGTGACACTGGTATCATGAATACAATTATACCGCTCATCCTCGCGTCATCACTACTCAACCCAGAATATGTGACGTGTTATCGATGGAAATACATAACAAACGGCACTGAACTCATATGCCTATATTCGGGAAAAAATGGTACGCTAGGCTATCACTACCCCACGCTTAGTTTCCGCGAATGTCCCAAATCGTTCGAATGCCTTTACATGCCAAACTCAAAACAAAAGCCATCGCTCAAGGATATTTTGAAGGGCTTGTCCGATGGTTTTTGATTAAATCAGCCTGCTCTTTTATTAAATCACGCTGACGTTCAAGCTCTTCAAACTGCTTGTCAACCTCCGATAATTGCGGAAATTTAACCACCGTTTCATCACTCTTCATCTTCTTCATCCTCAACTTCTCCACTTCCATCACAGTGGTCGCAATCAACCCACTGTCCAACAGGCTCCAGCGTTCCACCAAATCTCTGGTGGACTTCCTTCTCTACCTTGCCGTGGTAATCTGTGTGGTCGCACTCTGGGCAGGGGATCATTGGCCTGTCTCCTTCTCTGGGCGTTTGCGGCATTCTTCATAGGCGGTAGAGGCATCGCCCTTGATGTCTTGCATCACGTCAACAGATTTATTGCCGATCCAGACTTGGCAGTGGTCAACATCAATTTGCAGGCACCCTTCGAAGGCGTCTGTGTTAACTACTGCAAGGCCGATCACAGAAAGATTAAGGGGCAGCGGCTCATTGATCCGCTTCAGTATTCCCTCAAGATCAATTTCTTTTTCCCAGTCGTATTTCATATTTTCTCTCCTTGGTTGGTGGGGGCGCTATGGCCCCCGTTGATTATTTTACTTTTATGAGGGTGCGCTGGTGGAGGCATTGGATGTTATAGCCGCCAGCTAAAATTGTGCGGATCGTTACGATGTGGTCATCTACATGAAACTCGCCTTCAACTCCGTCTGAACATTCGATCAGCTCAAAATCTGGGATGCTGGTAACACTTTTTTTCTCCAGAGCCTTGATGATGTTCGCGTCACGTTTAGCAATTACGCTATCAGTGTTTTTTTCCATAGCCTCAAGAGCGCCTGCGCGGCCACGTCCGCAAAGCAAATTCATCATTGAGGCGCTACCAAACCAAGCCACGTTTGCGAGGTGGTGATTAAAATTTGAGCCTCCCCGCCAGTTCACATCCCGAAACTGATTGGACCCATCTTCATATTCAGCTTTGGCATTGCCAATAAATGCCTTAAGGCCATCCAGCTTGTGAATTGCAAACTCTTGGTGAGACGTGTGGAGGCGCTGGTTAAGTGCGGCGAAGGCTTTATTGATCTGGTCTTGCATTTCTAAGTCCCTTTCTAAATAACTATACGATTATACATAACAGATATATCTGGAGTTACAATAGGCAAATACAAATTAAATACATTTAATATCGGGGGAAATAAAATTGGCGACTTTCCCCCGATGACTTTTTAGGCAGCTATATGATACAGCCAGCAATCCATGTGGCCGTTCGCATCCTCACGTTCAATAGCGTGAGGCGTCTGCTCAATCAGGCCTGCCGCAATAGCTTGGCGAATTGTCCCACAAATATTGTGGCTGTTTTTTTTCAACAGCCGCGCCAAGTCTCTGCTGGTCATTGGCCCGTGCGTTTCTAACGCTACCAAAATCGGCTTGAACGCGCTGGTATTTATCTTGCGGGGCTGTGGCTTTCCCATATCGCAGGGCAGTGTGGGCCGAAGCCGCTTACCATCTGGCCCTTTTGTTTTAGCCTGTAATCTTTCGAACTCTAGTAACTTCCAAGCCATCTGTTTTCTCCCTCAGATGTGATAATCGTTAATTCGCAAATTTCGTACAAATCTGTCTAATTCCTCCCGCGCCACCCACAAATTATTTGGCGCGTTTGGCAAAACAGTGTCGCCCTTCTGATGGACTTTGTCCTGCCACATATCGACCTCTCTTCGTAAAAACTTCAGTTCAGCGTCCTGCGCTGGCGTTAAACTTTTCATTTATTCCTCCCTTGGCTTCAGTGTTCTTTCTAAATAATCAGCAAATGCTGCCTTGCGCTGCCCGTCATAATGTTTCTCCATCAGCAACTTTTTTAACTCTCTGTTCTCATCGCACACACGCTCATATTCTTCCCGGTTAATCATGTCCTTTAAACTCCATTTAGCCACCAAAAAACTCCAACACTTGTCTGGACGCATCGCCAGCGCCCTTTCCGACAATCACAGTATGCCCCACCGATTCCAAATAACTAATGATTTTTTTCTGATCGGGGGAAAGTCTGCCGCCCGTCACGCGCTTCATTTCCACCCACAGATTGCAGGAGGGGATATAAAGATCGGGTATCCCCCGTGTTACCCCCTCAGCCTTCAGACGTGTCGCCACGCTGATGCTACGCTTCTCACCGTTTGGGATCGCAAAGATTAAAACTTTCGGATACTTTGCCCGAAACCAATTAACAAATCCCACCTGCTCCGAATGCTCAGAATGGGATATCTTCTCCACTGAAATCAGCGTATGGGCCTTCTTGCGCCTCATGTTTTCTCTCCACCTTTGTGTAATCGAACTGAACAACTTCGTGATACTTCGGGTCGTAAGTGCTTGGCTTGATCTTAATTCTGCTAGGCCAATTCCAAAAATGACATTCATCCAGAGCCTCGTTAGTTGTGTCAGCCCCAGACGCCAGCAATGTTCTACGTTCCTGATACTTGCTGGCGGCGTATCCCCCGTGATCGGGGCAGAGCCATTCGCTCACAGATAGCAGCCCAGCGTAGTATGTGACCTTGACCGAATCGGGCTTGCCTTCTTTTTTGTGCCTTTTGTAAATCACGCTATCCACGTCAACCCATTCGGGCCTTACTTGGCCCGACAGCATGGCACCAGCATAGCTGTTTGAATTGTGGTTCAAAGTGGGTGGCGGGAATTGATGGCCGCACACATGGCATTGTAGGCAGGCAGAGTGGCACATGGCTTGGCAAGCCTCGCACATTTTAACGGGTGCCTCCCCCTCGCCTGCCCCCGCAGATTGATCTTTTGGTTTTACCCTATCAATAAATCCATGCCGCTCAACATTCTGGCCGAAGTCCAAAACGAGAGCATCAGTCTTGCCTTCGGCTACCCTCGTACCCCTCCCAACCATTTGGATATAGAGGCCACAACTTGCGGTTGCTCTGCACAAACAAACAACGTCCACAGCAGGATGATCAAATCCAGTGGTCAGCACGTTCACATTTATCAAGCATTTAAGTTCGCCGCTCTTAAAGTCGGCAATCGTTTGCTCTCGAACGGCGCTGCTGTCACTACCCGTCACCACACCGACATCAATGTCGTGGGCCTCAAATTCATCTTTCAGCATGTGGGCGTGATTTACGCCGCTGCTAAACACCAGCCAGCTTTTGCGATCCGCGCTCAGTTCCACAATCTCAGCAACCGTCTTTCGCACCAGTTCGGGATCAGATGCAGCCGTGGCGAGGTCGCTCTCAATAAACTCGCCGCCCCGCTTCTTTACGTTGGTCAGATCGATCTGGTTCAGACCGCCCTTCGATATGACTGGCGACAGGTAGCCCTGCTCCATCAGCATATCGATTGGAATGTCATAAGCGATACCGTCGAACAGAGCGGATGCACCTTTGTGCAAGAAGCCTGAATCTAATCGATAGGGTGTCGCTGTCAGACCCACCACTTTAACCATTGGATTGCACACCTTCAGATCGGCAATAAAGCGATTGTATCTGGTCTCAGTATTCTTGGGCAACAAGTGCGCCTCATCAATCAGAACCAAGTCTGGCGCAGGCACGATGTCATACGCCCTCTCCCAGACCGACTGGATGCCAGCAAAGGTGATGGGGCGGTCTAAGACCTTCTGCTTCAGTCCCGCACTGTAGATGCCGAAATCAGCCTCTGGGTACAATTCCAGCAGCCCCTTCGATCCCTGCTCCAGAAGCTCTTTGACGTGCGTGACAACCAGAACTTTAGTGTCAGGATAGCTCATCGCATCTTTAATTATTTGAGCTATGATAGCCGTCTTTCCCGATCCAGTGGGGGCCACGATTAATGGATTATTACCCGCCTTGCCTGCCCAGTAGTTGTACAAGCCATCGACAGCTTCTTTCTGATAGTCGCGTAATTCAAAGGTCATGGGACAGAACTCTTTTTTCCGCTTGTAGCCTTGCAGTCACGGCCTCGTTCATCGTAAAAAATGTACCAAGATTAGTTTTTTTGCCATTAATATTCATCGACGCCCTCCACTTTCCTTTGTCTTTCAAAAAGCTGACGCCCTTAACGCCAGACGTATTGGCCTTGCCAATGCCAGTGTTCGCAGACTGCTCACGCGCTGTGACCTCTCGCAAGTTTACTATCCTGTTATCGCAGCCATCTCTGTTAATGTGATCCACAGAATTAGGCCAAATAGGATAGTGGCCGTGATGCAGAAAGAAAGCCACGCGATGCGCCTGCATCTTCTTGTTATGGCCGCGATACGAAATGCCGCCACATAAATAGTAGCACGTCGATCTCTCAGTCTTTACCCTGCGGTTCATAGCCATCTTGCCACTGCGCTCTTTGTTATATTTAGCCGCAGCACCCGCAGCACTGACAAATGAACTGCCCTCGCCAGTGTCGTAAAAATCTTCCTCTGATCGATCCTTTGCGTGAATCAATCCAGCCTCTGGATCATAGCGAAACAGACGCCGCATCAATCCCAAATCTTCCCACCAATTTTCAGTCATCTCTGGTTCCCGAATACTTTTGATAAATTGAAATATATTCTGCACTTTCATGCTTGATCTCAGTGGGCCGTGCAAAGCTGGACATTGCAGACTGCATCATATTCTGAACGCCCCCAAATCTTAGTCCGTGCGAATACTCAACCTCATCGCAATCAAAGCATTTACCATCGACCATCTCAGCAAATTTCTCACCGCAATCTATGCACGTTGTGGCTTCAAACATTGAATCCATCCAAAACATCACGAAAACCTTTCTTTCAATTCCTGACTGTTATCCTGATTGCGAATGACGCCCCGTGGGGTCTGATACTCCACGAAATCATCGCCAGCGTCTATGATCTCCCAATCGTCAGGCGTCATAAACGGATTAAAGAGATGGCCCCCCGCGCCCTCCTTGCGGCTCCAAGTGCCGTCCCGCTCTGGAGTGCTGTGCGCGTCCGTTCGATCATTAACCTCTGGCAATTCACCGCCGTGGCAAATCGGAATGTAGGAACAAAATCTACAGGCAAATTTGGATGGATCATCCGCAATTCTAGTCGGTGGCTTCTCATCAAATACAATCATCTCAGCCTTGCTGATTAGCGCGGCCCCCTCCGCCCGATCCCGCCTGATCCGCTCTGCGTAAATCTCGTCGTTATTCTTATTAACCGCAAAGAAAAAACAACGGTCGATCTTAGCCAAGTGCATCCCAACCTGACACTGCGCCCAGTAAATCGGCTTGCTAATCCTGACGCCCTTGTTTTTAGTCTGGGCAAAGCTCTTATCGTTCATTGTCTTGAACTCAAGCGTGTGCGGCTGTTCACTCTCAGGAAACCCAATGCCAATGCCGTCTAGGCTCAATCCAAAGTGACCGCCGCAGGCCGTGTAATTAATCTGTCGGCCTGTCTCTGGATCGACCTCCCACACCTCAACCCCAATCGCCCGAAGGTTTGCCACGATGCGACCCTCCTCGCGGTCACCCGTCTCAAACAAACGCAGCATACGCCCCTCAAAGCTCTGTGTGCTTGCGTGTCGAAACTGATACCACAATGATCTAGCGCACGGGTTGCCTATCTGTGAGCCACCCAAATGCGGCCTGTGGCCGTTATCGCGGCTGGCCTCATAATGTTCGTAAATCTTCTGCACTGTCGTGGGCTGCATGTATTTTTCAAGGTTCATCCGATCACCTCAACAGCAGCCATAACAACCACCAGCAAAATCAACTTAATCATTTCGATCTGTGAAATTAATTCCAACATCTGTCGATCCTCTCTATTTGTGAAATGGGGCAGCAAAAGCCACCCCATCGCAAAATAGATTTACCGTTTCCAAGGTGGGGCGGCAGCAGCCTGTGGAGCCGCCGCAGGAGCCGCAGGGGCCGATGGGGCTGCACCCGCACTTGCGTAGCCCTTAACGTCATTACTAGCGTCATAGCCATTAGACGCTGGGCGTACCGCCAGCTTAACCATCAGCGGCCTGTCCAGCAGTTCCTCTGAATTATGCAGCGGAACCTGCAAGGCCGCGCCAATCGACTTCAAAGTACGAGTCGCGATTTCTACTGCGGTAGCGTTGGGATTAATTAAGTTTAATCTATCGAAGATTATGCGACCAGCGTATGGCCCCTCAATCACCTCAATTTTCAGTTGAAGATACGATCCGTTTTGCGACTTCGTAGGCTTCTGTTCGTGATCCGTAATCACGCACTTATAATTGCCTGCGGGGATCGGCTCAAAAGATGGTGCCGCTTCCACTGCGTCGAAATTGATATTGCTAAAGTCCATTTGAGTTTCCTACTCTGTTAAATAATCTGCAAAAGGGTTGCGGTCAAAAGTGAACGGCAGCGGCTCACTGATGTTAAAACGATTTTTGGTGATGCTTGCCGCCTGCGGGTGGCAGATGATTTCGCGCTCACCCGTGCTGATCGCACGTTTCTTGTCGCCCTCGCCGCCGCCACGAACAAAGGTCTTCAGCCTGATCATCGCCACAAGATCAACATTGTCTGTATAGTTTGCCAAAGATTTACGATGCAACCGCAGCGTGTATCTTGAGTAACTATCGCTATCCGGTAGCTCCAAATGCTCCGTATCGGCATGGGCAATGAAGATGACATTCATGCCCTTTTCGTATGCCAGTGATCCAGCCCAGTCTCTGATCTGCCTGTGCTTTTCAGCCGCCGCAGATTGACCAGCACCAAAACCTCCCGCCGCCGCATTGATCGACTTGGCCTTGGGGTCAGCCGCAACAATCTCTGCTTCAATCATAGTCGCTAACTGACTGATCGAATCAATAATCAGCGTCTTGTGCTTGTGTTCCTGCGTGGCAAGCGCCTCAATTGCGTCCAGCACGTCTTGGCTGGATGTAGCCAGTGGGAAGAGGCTGACGTTGTCATTGCCCGTAAGGCTGGCCGTGCCGTCCTCCGTGCGAATTATCACCGGGCTATTAAACATAGAAGCCAGTGTTGTCTTCCCCATGCCGCCTTCACCAAAAATGGTCGCTATAATCGGACGCTGACCACTTGGTTTCGACAAACTTTTCAGATCAATTGCCATCATTATTCCTCCACGTTGGTTGCATGCCCGTACGCCACAACATTTTTTGTATAATTTCCTGTTGATCCTCAACAACGTGTAAAAGATCATACCCACTATCGTCTTGAGTAAAGATCAACATTGATTGATTGCCACCCAAGTCTTCATCATCACTGACAAATTTTTCTATCATTTTAACGTGATCTAAATTGACAAGGATTTGTTTTGTCTTTTCCATAATTTTTGTTGTCAAAAAAACCAAACAAGCCATTATACCTGTACCCTCCACACTCTAAATTTATCGTCTTCGCCACGAACCGTGACATTCATTTGAAGCCCCTTGGCCGCTGCGCGAATTGTCATTGTTTCGGTTTTAGTATTTACCAAAATACTGTCGCCAACATTCATCGATAGCAGCAAGTCTTTCCACTTGCCCGACCGACTTTTATCGACTGGCGCAATCGGCACCCCCCGATCAATTTGAATTTCCATTACCA